GCCCTCCGGCGTTGCCGTGGTCCCGTCAATTCTATGGATGCTTTTGTCGTAGTACAAGTTGCAGGATGTGTTGGCAGAGCCCCTCGCTGTAGGCGGCGGGGGGCAATATTAAAACGGGAGATGATGATGGAAAAATCCAAAGACCATGAACGCAAGGGACCCTGTAGCAGAATGCGTGAAGCGGCTTTGGAATTACTGCGATATTACAGTGGGAATATCACTATCGAAATATGCGTTGACAAATCATCCGAAAGTGTTATCATAAACATCAAGGAACATAACATTTAATCTTTCGTTGCGAGCACTGGACATCCCAGACCCGCATCGGAGAGGGCGATCTCATAGGTGAGGTTTCCCTCTTCGGCGCGGGTCTTTTTTTGCATTCTGAGTGCAAAATCGCAGGGTTGATGAGAGTGAGGGGTGAGTCTCACGATAATAAAGCACCCTTTTAACAGAGTTTTGCGCGCAAAACACATTAATCGGAGGTCAAAATGGTTTGGTATGAGATTCTTGGAATGGTTTCACCCGTACTTCTCTTCATCGCTTTCCTTATCAAGAACGCAAAGTGGAAGAGAATCATCGAGAATACTGAGATAGTGGTGAAAGAGGCGAGAGTCGCACTTGAGGATGGGAAAATTACGAAGGCTGAGTGGTTGCAGATCGCTGCCACTGCGCTCGGGGCGTTTATACCAGAATAAGTGCTCCTCGGCATATTGATCGAGCTGATACCCTGGGTGGCGGTTGGGCTCGCGTGGTGGTTGCTTCGAAAAGTGGCCCAGAGTGTTAAATAAATCTCTGGGGGTTCCCCATGAAAAAGATTCTCATACTCGTCTTTATTCTCCTTGTGCTCGGCCTGCTTCTCAACACAGGCATTTCTTTCGCCCAGGAGGGGCCGGTCAAGTGGAACTCGGTTCCGAAAACGGTGGCGATCATCAGCGAATACGAGATAATGGGCGTTCCGCAGTTCGCCTTCGGAACCGGGTGTATTGCGACCGCTGACGGATACATCGTCACGAATGCCCACGTGGTTCGGAACGCCGACAGGATCACGGTCTACGACAGCGAGCTCAACGAATACGGTGCTCGTATTGTAGGTTTGCATTCAGAATGCGATATTGCACTGATCAAGATCCTGCCTGCGGATCCCCTCGAATACTTCGACGAGGAAACTTGGGTCGCCAACCCGAACCAGGTGTTCCTGATGGACGAGGTGTATGCGATCGGGCACCCATACGGCTCGATATTCACGATCACCAGGGGCACGATAAGCAACAAGCTCGAGGGTCAGGACGGTGTGCGGTACTTCCAGACGGACGCATCCCTGAATCCCGGTAACAGCGGCGGAGCTCTCGTCAATCGGTGGGGACAGCTCATCGCCATTAACGTGTCGGCGATCCCGGCCTTCTTTGCCGAAAACATGGGGTACGCAATAGCCGTCGGCTCGTTCGTTGAAGAAATCAGGATGATGATCGAGGAGGACATGGCCCGGCTCGAGGTGTTCGAGAACATCCGGGAGTACGTAAACAGTAAGTGGACTCGGTATTACAACCAAAGCTATTACGGGAACTGAGATGTGGGTTTATCGGGAACCGAAGATTATTGCGGAACTTGGATGTAATCATCAAGGTAAACTTGAAAAAGCATTGCGCATGGTGGATGTGATTTCGGCCTGCGGCGGATCTGGAGTGAAGTTGCAGAAGCGGTTTCCCAAGGCAATGCCGAAAGAAAAATACAATGCCCCACACCCGAACCCGGAACATGCATTCGGCAAAATGTATGGGGAACACCGTGAAGCACTGGAATTAACTCTTGATGAGCACCATGAAATAAAGCAGCGCTGCGAAAAATATAAAATCCTTTATGGATTATCGATCTTTGACAAAGAATCGGCCGACCAGGTCATAGGGTCGGATTTACGACCTGATTACATAAAAATAGGCTCAGGTCAGAATTTGGATTTTCCGTTGATGCAATATCTCAGGGATCACTATCAGGGTCCCATACACCTGAGCCTCGGAATGACGACCCGCGATGAAGTGGATAAAATACGGGCATTCTGGCAACGTCATGATTCACGTATCGTGTATTACCATTGCGTGAGCGGATATCCCATAGATGTTAAGGATGCTTGCCTGAAAGAAATAACGAATATCCGATATCAAGAAGCCCTCGGCATCGGCTTTTCCGGCCACCATCTCGGAATCGGGATAGATGCTGCTGCGTATGCAATGGGTGCGGAATGGATCGAGCGGCACTTCACTCTCGATAAAACGGCAAAGGGTACGGATCAGGCGATGAGCATAGATGCCGGAGAATTGACCCAGCTCGTAAAATATCTAAGCGAATGTTATCGGGCGCTGACTTATAAGCCTGCTGGTCTTATCGAAGTAGAAAAACCCATAAGGGAAAGATATAAATGCTGCCGCGAGGCCTCATAACATCAGTACAAGGCGGTGATCTCGCCTGGGCGATACGGACCGCGAAGACTACCGTAAGTGCGGGTGCGAATGGCATCCGAACGGATGGCCCCGCCTTCACTAAGGCATTGATGCAGGCGGTTTCAGTACCAGTAATTTCAATCGACAAGGATCACGAATATGATCCCGCATATATAACCCCGACCCTAAAACACGCGTGGGAGCTCGTAGAGGCTGGTGCAAATTATATTGCATTGGATTTTACCGATCGTGGGGACCGCATGATTTGTGCGAATAATATCAGAGAAGAATTACACAATCTTGACAAATTCATTACCGTGATAGCTGATATTTCGACATATCAGGAGGCAAAGGAAGCTGAGATGGCGGGTTTCGACGCCGTGGCCACAACGCTTGTCGGGTATACAGCCGAAACGGAATATTTGCCGGCAGATTGCTTTGATTATGGATTATTGGCACGATTGACACATGAATTAAGCATTCCCGTCATAGCAGAAGGACGAATACGGACACCGAGAGATGCGCAAAAGGCCATGCAGTACGGTGCTCATGCGGTAGTCGTGGGATCTGCAATCACGGACCCGAAGGCGACGACTCAATGGTTTGTTGAGGCATTATGCGAATTGGAATAATACTCGCTCGTGGTGGCTCAAGGGGAATACCGCTCAAGAATATCAAGCGGTTTCTCGGCCGCCCGCTTATTTACTGGACGCTCGATGCAGCTTATCATTCGATGCTCGACGAGATAATCGTGGTGACCGATCATCCGAAAATATCACGTAAAATAGACAGAAAATACAAGAACAGGGTGCGGATCGCATACAAGGCGATGGATGATGAGCATACATCGATGGAGGGTGTACAGGCGGTTATCATGCATTACAAACCGCAGGTGACAGATGTTATCGTGCTCTTACAATGCACATCTCCATACACTTCGTCAGCAGACATTAACAATGCGGTACAAAATATCGAAAGCGGGCGATGTGACAGTATCGTGACATGCGGACGTATTAAACGATTTTTATGGAGCGATTTAGGATTTCCGCTGAATTATTCAACGAGAATGCGTCCGCGCCGGCAGGAATGGAACGGGACGCTTATAGAAAACGGCGCTCTTTATGCATCGAGAGTATTCAACATAGTCATGACCCAGACCCTGCTGTCGGGCAGAGTGGGAATGCTGGAGCAGAGTCATTATTTCGAGCTCGATACGCCCGCGGACTGGGCATACGGTATCGTGGAGATGAGTCATGGCGGGAAGTAAAAAGGGATACGGTACAATCCATATAGCACGCGATTTTGATGAACAAGACCAAAATGGACGCAGGGTCATTATCGATGAGGGTGCATATCAATGGGTGAATAACAAAAAATATGTGCCCCCGAAATGGCTGCAGGAGAGCATCAAGAAACACACGAAAGGATTATAGTCTGATTTGCAGGGAAAAGCCGGATGGAGAAAAGAGACGAGAAGGGGCGGTTCGTACCGGGGACAAGTGGTAACCCGAACGGGCGCCCGAAGTTCAGTATTATCTCTATAATTAAGGATGAATTACAGCGAATACCTAAGGGTGAAAAAGAAAATTGGGCACAATTGTTTGTCAAAAAATATATGCGCAAGGCTTATCAGGATGTGGACGGTATTGCATTCAGGGACATCATTGATCGTATCGACGGGAAACCGCGGCAGCACGTAACGATGGCAAATGAAAAAGACACCGAATGGTTAGAGATATTCAAAGAAATTGCAGACGAAATTAAGCAGGAAACAGAAAGAGATCCTGAAGTACGACATGCTGCATCGCCCGAAAATAACGATTCTTGAGGGAGCGGTGCGGTCGGGCAAGACATTTTTAAATAATGCGCTCTTTTACATAGAGGTACGAAAGCATACGGATGCCGGCAATCACTATATCATTACCGGTCATACCATCGGCAGCGTGAAGCGAAACGTGCTCGAGCCCCTGTCCGAGCAATGCGGTGTTGATACGAAGATAGGCTCAGATGGCTCCTTTGAAATGTACGGAAACACGGTGCATTGCTTCGGTGCCGACAAGATGGACAGCTACAAGACGATGACGGGTATGACTTCGCACGGATGGTATGGCAATGAGATCACGCTGCAACACGAAAACACGATTACCGAGGCATTCAACCGGTGCAGCGGTGAGGGAGCACGGATATTCTGGGATACGAACCCTGATTATCCCGAACACCCTATAAAGCTCGATTATATCAATAAATCGGGAGAACGATTTGCGAATGGGCAGTTGTGGCTCAAGAGCTGGCATTTCGAGCTCACGGATAATCCGTTTCTGCCGGATGAGTATGTTGAGAACCTGAAAAAGACTACTCCCCAGGGGATGTGGTATGACAGACGTATCAAAGGATTGTGGGTCGCAGCGGAAGGACTCGTATACGAAAACTGGAACCCGAATGTACATATCGTCGAACCCTTTGATATACCGCATGACTGGAAGCGAGTCCGCGGCATTGATTGGGGATATACCAATCCCTTCGTTTGTCTCTGGGGGGCAATCGATAACGATGGCAGGCTTTATGTTTACGACGAATACTACGTTTCTCAAGTACTCATCAAATATCATGCAGTCCGTATTAACCAGACCGAGGGAAAATATTCGTGGACCGCTGCAGATCACGATGCCCAGGACAATGCAGAGCTCCGGGAGTACGGCATTAAAACCATCCCAGCTAAGAAAGATGTTCTGGTCGGTATACAGAAAGTCGCCGAGAGACTGGTGGTTCAAGAAGACAATAGGCCGCGTCTTTATATTTCTCGGAATTGTGAAAACACGATACGTGAATTCGGAATGTATAAATGGCAGGAGAAAAAAGAAGGTAAGCCGATGAAAGAGGAGCCGGAAAAGCTGAATGACCATTGCATGGATGCACTCAGGTATATGGTGATGGAGCTCGACGGCCATGCTTATATCAGACCAAGTAAAATTAGCGCGGGGAGACTGGGCCTATGATAAGGCTCGACTTAAAAGATCGGTTAAGCGAAAAAGATATATTGAAATATATCAAAGAGCATGACAATTCTCGATATATCGAGAACCAGCGGTATTATGAAGGCAATAATGCCGGTATCATGGACAGGCTCCCGCCGAATACCGAAAGCCAGCTTCCTGACAACAAAGTACCCATGCCGTACGGAAGAAAAATAATTAACACGGTAACGGGCTATATGTACAAGCCCGGGCTCATAAAATACACACTTGATGATGGCAAATATAAAAAAGCTATCGATGAAATATTTCTACTGAATGACGAGCCCGTGAAAACATCCCAAATAGGCAAACAAACCTCCATTCAGGGCGTGGGATATGAGTTGCATTATGTACAGGGCATTGAGACAAATGATAGTAAATTGCCGAGAAAGGCAATACCGCGATTCGTGAAGTTACCAGTTGCGGAATTGATACCGATTTATGACAGAGCGCTTGAGGCCATGATGATTGCGGCTATCAGGCATTATATGCTCGATAAAAATCTTGGTATGGTGGAAGTCTATTACTCGGACGTTATCGAATATTATGAATTGATGCAAGACCCACAGTCAAAAAGCTCTAAACTGAGAAAACTCAAGGAAAACGGACACTTTTATGGTCGCGTGCCCATTGTGGAATACAAAAACAACGAGGAGTTGATAGGCGATTTCGAACCGGTGAAATATCTCATCGATGCTTATGACATCATGATAAGCGACAGCGTGAATGAATTCGATCGTTTCGCCGCAGCTTATCTCGTTCTCAAGGGCGTTCGCATGGATGAAGATGACGTGGAGCACATACGGGCGCAGAGGATATTGGAACTCGTGCAGGAAGGCGCGGCGGAATTCCTGACCAAGGATATACCGCACGAATTCATACAATTCATGACAAAGCTATTGAGAGAAGAGATACACAAACAAAGTCATGTGCCGGACTTTCTCGAAGGGCGGACTGGGGATACACTGAGCGGGGTGGCCATCAGTAAGCTTCTTTACGATTTCGAATTCATTGCCGCGACCAAAGAAGCTTATTTCAGAGAAGCGTTGCGTGACCGATTTCGGATGATAAACGCAATACTCAATATTCGTGATGGTAAAACCGGCGACCCAAATGACATAGAGATTCTAATGGAACGCAACATACCACAGATGGATAAAGAGAATGCGGAAATCATGGAGAAATATTCGGGGCATGGTATATCAAAACATACGCTGATAGAAAATTTTGCCCCATTCGTGATGGATGTTGATGAAGAGCTGAAACGATATAAAGAAGAGCAGGAAGAATCAATCGATTTGGATGCCATATATGATAATTCCGAAGAAGGATCAACTGGCGACGAACGCGATGGTCGAGAGAATGATCAGGGAAACCGAGAAGGCGCTCGTTAAGAATTATCGCCAGGCATTGATGGATATACGAATTGATTTGCAGAAAATATATGACAAATACGGCGCCGGGGGGAAATTAACCCATGCCGAGATGTCAAAATACAATCGACTGACGAATTTGCATAAATCGCTCGAGAAAGAGCTGATTAACATAACGGGGAGAAACGGGCGCGAAATAAAGATGCTCGCTTCGGATGCATATCAGGAGAGTTTCTATCGATATGGATATCTGATAGAAAAGAACCTGAACGTAGGATTGCGATTCGGAATATTGAATCCAGAAGTTATAAAGGCGGCAGTACAGAATCCCATAAGCGGATTGACATTGAATGAAACGCTTGCAAAAAATAGGCGCGAGATCGTTCTGAATATCAGACGTGAAGTGACACAGGGACTCATCAAGGGTGAATCATATTTCAAGATGGCACGGCGTATTAAGGATGCTCTGGGGAAAGATGCGGCTAAAGCAAAACGGGTTGCGCGAACCGAAGGGGGAAGAGCGCAGATCCAGG